TTTAACAACTTCATCCCATGGATATAATGGCATACCAACAAAATTTAAAACATCTTTTGATTTTATATTATTTGTTTTAACTTTTAAAATATTTTTATCTATTTCTTCCGGTAATAAATCTGTAGCCCAACACATCATTAATAAATCACTATGATGATAAGTTGCAATATCTATACTATCGAAATGATATCTTTCTAAATCAGATTTAGTTATAACTTGTAAATTAAATTTTTTATCAATATTATTATATTTTTCAATATTACAATTATGTAATATATAAATACTACTATTATTTATAGGTATATTATCATCAACCTGTCCTTCTGTAATAAATAAACAATTATTGAAATTAAAATTTTTAAAATTATTATTAATATCATTATTAATATCATTATTATCCAACCAATAAACATCATAATTTAAATGTTTAAAAGCTTTATAAAAACCACAATGAATATAAGAATGAGTGTGTGTGTGTAATTTATGTCCCCATATAATAACACGTTTAAACATTATTATAATAAAAAAAAATATATATTTATATAATAGTATGTCTTTATTGGCTAAATATATGTTTGATAGTACGGATAACGATAGTTCTACTATCGTTGATCATTCGGGTAATGAAAACAATTTATCAAAATCAGGTACTGGTGGTAGTTGGAGTGCAGAAGATCCCTATGATGATGCTAGTATTTATAGTTTCCATTTTGATACAAATCAGCATTTTGAAAAAGCTTTAGTAGGAGGGGAATATACTGGTGATTTTTCTATATCTTTTTGGTGTAGACCAGATGCTTCTACAATGTCTAATAATGAAAGTATTGTGGCATTTTCAGATACTAATAATGAAGATACATTCCAAATTGGAACACCTGATGGTGGTAATTCACTATATGTTCAATGTAAAAATGAGTCAGGTAAAAAATTTTTAATTGGTAATTATTCATCATATTCACACGATGGTTCTGGAAATAATTTTACACATATAGGTGTTACATTTAATAATTCAACATCTACTTTAAAAACATACATGGATGGTTCATTAACAAATACTCATTCACCAGCTGGTACATTGGATTTTGATATAAATTGTATTAAATTAGGTTCAAATAGAAATGGCGGAAGTAGATTTGATGGATCTATAACATTATTAAGATTATATGATGAAGAATTAATGTATTATGCAATTAACTCTTTATATTCATCAAACGAACATTGTTATCATTCGAGTACAAATATTTTAACAGATAATGGTTATATAAATATAACAAAATTAATGAGAGGTAATTTAATTAAAACATTAAATGGGTATAAACCTTTATCAAAATTAGTAAAAAATATAAATGTAAAAAATAAATTTATTAAATTTAAAAAAAATAGTATAAGTAAAGATACACCAAATGAAGATTTAATGATAACTTCTGGTCACCCTGTTTATTTTAATAAAGATTATTATTTACCAGAAAACTTTATAGAATTAGCTGGAGTAGAAGAAGTATGTGATAATACCGATTATATTTATCATTTAATATTTGATACTCATGAAGTTATTTATAGTAATGGTTTAATGACTACAAGTTTACCCCCAAATACAACTTGTGATAATATGGCATTAACAGAAGACGAATATTATGATAAACAAAATTATAAAGAAAAAAATCTTGGTAAAATGTATCCACCATATATATTACATGAAAATCCAATATTTATGAAAAAATTAAATTAGAATTTTAACCATTAAAGTAAATATCAAAGCTAGGACCCGATCTACAACATTCTTCTATTTCATCAATGGTAAAATGTTCCCGTAATAGAACTCGGCAAATACCAGACACAGTTAATTTAATTGTATTATAATTATTGTCAGTATAATTATTAATAAGTATATCATCATAATTTAATCCAGCAATTATCATTGAAATAAGTTTTTTATTCATAGTTTTTATTTTAAGATTTTGATATTGTTTTATTAATCCTGTTTCAGTTAAAACACTTAAATCTCCAAAAAATTTATTCATTAGTTTAATTAATTCTACTTTACAATCATAACCACTTATAAATCTTTCACCTCTTAAAAAAGTTAAGGATGAGGCAGTTTGAACTTTATTTAATTCGATATTTTTAAAATTTAAAAGGTCTGGTATTAAGTAGTTGTATATTAAATTTAATTGAATAGAAGTCATTAATAATATAAATATTATTATTATTATAAATATATATCAATTTTTTATATAAAAAATTGATATATATTTATAATAATATTAATAATATTAATAATATGTCTGACTCTACTAATGCAAATAACTATAACACTCCAAAAAAGCCAACGCGTCCCGTTTCACCAAATGCTCCAAAGAAAACCAAAGTACCGCGAGAGTGGTGGACGGGAGAGAAAGGAATGTGTGAAGTATGTAGTCTTCGTCGCGCTACAGTGAATCTTGAACTAAAGTATGGTTCTCACCGTGAATGTCAAATCTGTTGGAATGACTAAATTAATTCTTGATTAAAACTTTCGATATAATTTATATCAATCTATATCATCTATATCATCTATATCATATATATCATCTAAAGTTTGATATTTAATTTTTTTAACATCTTTGCATATACAATAAATAGGTATACCTATAAACAAAATAACTGTAAAAAAACATATAGTAAATACTAATACTAGATCCATTAAATATATTAATTATTTAATCGTTAAATTATTATAATATATATATATTATAATAATTTAATGAGAATATTGCATATAAGTTTTCATACAGGGTGTCATAATGATATAACATATATTGTAAGTGAATTAAATAAAAATAGAGAAAATAAAATAAAATTAAGTTTTATGGAATTTAATGATGGCACAAAAGGAAAATATAATGTTGGTCACGATAGAGCTGAAAATTATTATAATAAACACAAAGAATATTTTAATAATTTTGATTTAATTATTACCAGTGATACAGCACCAATATCTAGAGTATTTTTACAAAATAATTGGGATAAAAAGTTAATTATATGGATTAATAATAGATTTGATTATTGTGATGAAGCAACAAATGATTGTAATTTCCCAGATAAACATTATTATGAATTATTTAGAGAAGCTACTACTAAAGATAATATAAAGATAATTGGTTATACCGAATTTGAGAATTTTTATTGTAAAAATATTAGAAATATTAATATTGGAGATAAAGTTATTAAACCAATTGGTTGTAATTCTAATATATATTATAACAGTATCACAAATATAATTGATAATAAAAGTAAAACTTTTTTTGTTGGTTCATACCATAATGATAATATAATGATAAATTTATCTAAAAAATTAAAAGAATTAAATATAATTCATTTTAACGGTAGATTTAATGGTCCAAAAGATTTAATTGGTTTTAAAGGAGTTATACATATACCATATGCTTGGTCAAATTATTCTTTGTTTGAAGGCATTCAAAATAAAATTGTATATTTTATTCCAAGTAGAGAATTTTTTATGAAATTAAAAAAAGATAGAGATTTCTTTTGGTCTCCCCCATACAGAGATGATAATTTAGAATTATCTGAATGGTATAATGATATTAATAAAGAGTGTTTTGTATATTTTAACGATTGGGACGATTTAAAAATAAAAACGTTAACAATTAATTATAATAAAAAAAAAGAATATCTTAAACAATTTGGTTTAATTCATAAAGACAAAATGTTAAAATTATGGAGTAAATTATTATAATAATATATATATATATATATAATATGACAACACATATTGAAAAATATTCAGCAAGTACAGGTACAGTGACAAGCGCATCAATTGATAATAATTACATGTTAATAGGAGCACCAGATTATGAATCTTCGATGGGTGAAATTCATTATAAATCATTATCATCGGGGAGTTTAAATAGAATAGTTGGTGGTACGGGAGAATCGTTTGGAGCGAGTGTATGTATATTTACATCAACTCAATCTTCTGATAATACAACTACTTATTTTGCAATAGGTGCACCCACATATGGAAGTAATGCAGGAAGAATATATATATATTCAACAAGTGGTTCTAGCTTAACATCTGCTAACGGTGGTAGTAGTGAACAAATGGGGTGGTCTGTTTTATATACAGGTACTTATTTATTAGTAGGAGCACCATCTGGTGATAAAATATATAGATATACTGATAATAGTGGATGGAATAATGGATTAATTCTAGACGGAACAATATCATCACCCGCGTCGAATGTATCGTTCGGAGGATATTTGGCATGGCATCCTGGTAAACTAGTAGTTGGTGCAATTAATGGTAATTCGGGGAAAGGAAGTGCATATGTATATACAACGATTACCGGTAGTAATCCATCTGCTGCAACTACATTATCGGCTGATTCTGAGGCATCCTCTGGTGATAATTTTGGATCTTCTGTATCAATAAATGGAAATTATATAATTGTTAGTGCACCTAATCACGATTCAAATAAAGGAGAAGTGTATATATATGCTGCTGCTGATTATAGTCTTTCTCAAAAGATAGAGTATTCAGGAGCTGCTGCTTATTTTGGTGAGAGTATATTTATTGATTCTAGAAATGTATTATATATAGGAACACCGTCAGCATCTTTAGGTTTAGTTTTAATATTTAAGCACGACGGTTCAAATTGGAATGGTAATGAAGCTATAGAGTCGAGCGATGGTTCTCCTTATAATAAATTTGGTACTGTGCTGGCAGCAACTACGACAAATATTATAATAACTGCATTATATTTAGGTTACCCTTTTATTTATAGATATAATGCAGAATCATATTGTTTTCATGATAGTACAATGGTTATGACAAATAATGGTTATGTAAATATAAAAGAATTGAAAAGAGGAGATTTAGTAAAAACATTAAATGGATTTAAAAAATTATGTAGATTACTTAAAATATTAAAATTAGATAATTATAAAATTATTAAATTCAATAAAGATTCAATTTCCGAAAATATTCCGAGTGAAGATTTTTTAATATCAGACGGACATCCAATTTATTATAATAATACATATTATAATAGTAATGATTTCGCCGATAATCATAAATTTAAAGATATTAATTATATTGAATTAAGTGATAATTATCTATACCATTTACAATTTGAAACACATGAAGTTATATACACCAACAATTTAACAACAACCTCGTTGCCACCGTATACAAATTATAAAAATTTACATTTACCCAAAGAATTATATTTTGACCAATATTTATTTAATGAAAAAAATATTGGTAAAAATTATGAACCATATATGTTGCACGACGATCCATTATTAAATAATCAATTACCTGTTTAATTTACTAA